GCGGTTTGCTAAAGCGTGGAACCAGGAAGGATTCATCCGGACCAATTCCGTAAAGTGCCTGATCCGTGACCTCCACCACTCGAACATTTTCAATGATGAATGTTGAGAATGCCGGAAGCACTTCTTTATTAAACAGAACATCACGATCAAGCACACCGAACTGAACATTTTGGCGCACGTCTGGGTGATACTTAATGCCGCGATAAACATTACTACCTGCAAACAGGATAAAGCCGTCAAGCTGACCAGCAAGGCCCCCCATGCGCACTTTAGCAGCGGTTACAGCATCATCGAGGCTGCGAAGTGGGTCACCAGCGCTAACGCTGGTTTTGATCGTTCCGGTTGCCTGTTGGTATCCAAACTCATCTTCCCACGAAATGAGCTTCTGCGCCGTGAAATTCGCTTCAACAGTATTTCGGAAGAGTGCGTCAGCGAAAATTTTCTCTTTAGTACGCATGTACTTATCGTGCATTGCGACAGCAGAAGAAGTGACCGCATCCATTACTGACATTTGCAGGTCTGAATTTGGTTTCCTGTATGGTTGCACGTCTGCCGCCGTAATACGGTCCTGGTAAGCATAAAGCGGTGCTTCGATCAGGTGATTGCTGGCGCTACGCTTAGGAATGCTGGACCACTCAGAGCCGTAACGGTTAACAGAGCTTGCCACCTTCTGGGCGACTTCATCAATGATATCAAGGCTTACCTTTGGACTAGCCGAAGTCTGTCGATCATTGAAAACATTAAGCGTGGACAGCAAAGTGTTCTTTGCATCCATGTTAACAAAAGTATTGGTGTAATCCGCGTAGCTGAAATTGGTTGATAGTCCCATGTTGTCTTCTCCTTATTATTATTCTGCGTCCGGTGCGCTAGTACGGATTGCGCCCGTTTTGGTGAGTGCGGCAATAGCATTAGCGCCAGCGGTAGCGCCCATAACAGCGGTGATGGTGTCTTGTTTGATGTAAATCCCGCGATCAGCAACGATGATATGAGCAGCATCTTCCGCCCTGTGGTGGCTCAGGACCAGCAGGCAGTCATCACCAGAGACATAAGCAGCTCCAGTGCTGGTAATGCAACTACCCGGCTGGACTTCTACAGCTAGATCGACAGTAAAAGTCTTGCGGTCAAAATTTGGATCGATTGCATACGCGATGACCGAATTGTAAGAACGTTCAGTTGTTCCCATTTTCATAGAGTTAACTCCTTGTTAAATTTCACATAGCTATGTAAACAAAAGGCCAGCGCCTGCTTGAGCCGTAAACGGCGACAGGGCCAGCCTTTCGAATTGTTCCGATGAAAAAAGTGACCGGACGGAGAGTCATCCGGTGTGGATTTCACTGGTAGGAATGAGGAGGCGGCAACGCTCCAAAGAATGGGTAAGGAGACCCACAAACGATGCCACCTGATGCCGTTAGTGTCCGGCTGACAGCCTGTCGAGGAGGACAGGACGGCAAATCCACCTTGGGTGGAAATCTTTTCTGGAGTACACCCAGCGGCTATGGCGTAGCCTTTCTGTGAGAGTGCAGGTCATTGGATGTACTTTAGAAAAGAGGCTCTGAACGGTGTCACAGAGCCTGCTTTAAATTTCGTAAGGAGAAAGAATGACAACGGCTTTTGTACGCACATACAATTTAAATCATCACCCTATGCAATTATTTTAACACGAATGATTATCATTTGCAACAAGTTTCACGAGAGATCTTTGATTTGTCGCTAAATTTGATACATGCGCATTGCGGTGTTGAGATAGGGGCGACGAATTCGCCGACAGTATATTAATTAGCCAGAAATACCCAAAATGAGATTGGTATTTTTCCTATCCTGCTCTTGTACTTCGGCCTTAATTGCATCGCTGAATTTGCTATCGTCAATGCTGAGTTTAACCTCGTTGGTCACAGTCAGATCGGCCTTACCTTCAATACTGAATGGCTTGCCTAGGTTCATACCATAAGCAAGATTACCAATGCCCGGTAGCTGTGCCATGCCTGCGGTAGCTGGTTGAATTCCAGGTAAGGTATTCATCCCCACAAATGCATTAGTGAAACCTTGAGCATGATCAGCAAAGAAGTTCTTGATGTCAGTCCAAAGGGTAGGCCTGTCGTTGTTGGCCTGCACCTTCTTCATGAAGGCATCAGGATCAGCCTGAATCTCGCTAAGACGATTATTGAGACTTACACCAGCCATGATTGCAGGAAGACCGATTGAGAAGCCGCCACCTCTCCCGCCTTTGGATGGTTTGCCATCTTTCCCCGGTTTGGTGTTGTCTGTTCCAGGTGTTGCAATACCACCAAGAGAGCCGATCCCGGCAAGCGTACCAAGCAGACCTTTCAACGGATTCGCGAAGCTGACAAGCCACCTCAACGCGCCAGCTAACTTGAAGATCGCCCCAGTGAAGATCGCAACTCCTGCCGCATATGCTGCTGTATTGCCGAATCCCTCGAATGTCTTGGACAATTGAGGAGCATACTTCTTGAACAGCGCTTCAATGAGAATGAAGCTGTTATAGACTGTGTACCCCGCATCAGTGAAACCTTTAATCACATTGCCTGCAATGGCTCCCAGCGTCTTAAATGCATCCTGGTTGCTGTCAATTGCATCTGTCAGACCGTTAAACGTATCGGTAAGCTGACTGCCGAAGCCCGATTCAAAGAAATTCTTCTGTGCAAGCTGCATCGTTGTGCGCAAGCGCATCATAGCAACACGGTTAGATTTCAGTGACTTCTCGAAAGCTCCGCCCTTCTGTGCTGCCGCTTTGAACTCATCACCAACAAGGGGAAGAATATCCTTCGCCAGCAGTTCACCATTTTTCATCATTGCCATGAGGTCTTTTTCGGTAAGGTCTGTCCGGCCTTTTAGCTTATTCAATGCCTTGACGAAGATCCCGACTGCGTTAGGCAGTGCGTCACCAAGCTGACCTTTTAACTCTTCAGCCTGCACCGTGCCTTTAGCGTACATCTGATTAAGCGCGAGCAAGGCGCGGCTCTGCTCCTCACCAGTGGCCCCTAATACGGTTCCGTACTGGCTAACACCTACAAACAGGTTTTTGATTTGGCTGTCGCTAGCCTTTCCTGCGGCACTGGCGTAGAACTTAACGTAGTCTTTCGATGTCTGTTGCAGGTCAAGACCAAGGGAAAGAGCCTGCTTCTGTAAGTAGGCCATTTGGTCAGATGCTTTCTGGCTATCACCTGTCACCGCCTGGAGACCAGAGGCCATTGATTCGAAGTCTTGCCCGGTCTGCATGATGGTTTTACCGATCCCAATGGTCGCCCCGATGGTGATCGCTGTGCCTGCATGGTCAAGCAAACTGGTATCAAGGCCCGTCACTTTAGCTTTAACTGGGAGCGTTATCGGCTTTTTGATTAGCCCGCCCTGCTGTCTCAGCCCGTGCTGTAGCTTGCTCACCCTGGCGTTGTACTCTCCAAGTGCCATTGAACCAGCATGATATTGTTTCGTTAATTGAGCGAAGTCGCTGATTGCTTGCGCTCGCTGGCGTGGTGTCAGGTTGTAACCGTTGGTGGCAGTGCTAAAGCGAATACCTTTGGTGCGGATCTGCTGAGTGCGTTTCTCTAGGTCGGCCTGTTCACGCTGTGCTCTGATTGCCTCACTGAGACCTCGGACACTTTTAGGAACCAGACCGCCCGCTGCTGGGTTACGTGCTGCAATCGCAGCCATACGTTGAGCATGGCGCTGTTCGTTGGTCGCCATACGTGCATTGATAGCACTTTGTTTCTGAGCCTCAGCGGTTAATCGCTGATTGAGCTTCAATCTCTGCGTTTCTGCTCGCGCCTGCTGTAACTGGGTCTTGCCGTTGGCTTGTTGTAGCTTTCGTGTCGCCTGGTCGAAAGATTTTCCCGCTGACTCCGCATATTTTTTCAGGCTCTTGATTTTGTTGCGGGCGCGGTTGAAGGAGTTTTGATCGACCTGCCAGGAGACTGTATTAACCAAGCTGGAGACGATCTTATTTGTGCCAGACATCATTTGCCTCCTTTGGAGGTTTGACCCTTGGTCAAAACACTTTGTGTCATTACACCCCCTGCTGCTTGATGATATTGCCGTAACGATCAGGATCGGATTTTGCGAGAGCAGCAGCCGCTGCTTTAGCCTTCGCCAGCATTTCAGGATCAATATGGTCAGCGGTATGACTTACCACCGGACGACTATCAGCCCCCAACGATTTAGAGATCCGTTTAACCTTGGTGGGCGTATCCACCGGGGCTGATTTGAGCAATTCTAACCCGTTAGCGGGTTTGCCTTCGGCAAATCTCCCTCGGAGATATTCCGGATGTTGATCCAGAAAGTTATCGGTGACGCTCTTCAGATTGTTCCGCGCTTTTTGGAGTTCGTACTCTTCCGGCGTCATGCCGTGCATCGCTGCAAACAGAGCATTTCGAATGCTGTTCAGTGTCATTTTATAGTATCTCCTGAGAAGGATAATCCCGCCGATCAGGATGTGACGAAACGCCAACCAAACAGCGGGAAGGTAAGATAAGTAATCAAGGTTCATTAGCCCCCGATTCGGTGTTAGGAGGTCTTGTGATCCGGTCAGAGGTGATGAACGGTAACGTTCGCCCTAACGGGCCTTGCGGCGCTTCCGCTTCTTCTTCACAGTCGGCAGCTTGCAGATATTCGCGAACACGTCTGGGTAGTAACCCAACATTTCAGCGTCAGTGATCCCGGCGTTATGCAG